AAACTCAAGGCGATGATAAGTTTTGGCATTATACAGATGGTGCAAATTATAAAAATCAAAAGCGTTGGCAAGGTAAATATCCTTATGGTGATAATTGTGACGTTTGGTTTGAACATTTTAATAAGTTTTTAAACGAATATGAACATATAGGTGATTATGTAGAAGGTGGAAAGTTTGAAGATTATGCAATGCGTTGTCATGCATATCCTGTAAACTCAAAAAACCCATGGCATAGCGATTTAGGTTTTACGACATATACATATTATCTTCATAAAGATTGGCAAATAAATTGGGATTCTACATTATTGATTGTTCCTATGGGAAGCGTACCAGAATACTCTCAGTGGATTGAATTAATAGAAGGTACAAAACATTATGATAGCTATAAAGAATTACGAAGCCCAATGGAAATGTTTCAACAAAGAGAAAAATTTCAATCAATAATTGACAAGGGTGTAGGCACATTTGTAAGTCCTAAACCAAATAGATTAGTATTAATACAAAAGAATTCAGTACATGGTATCACACGTGTTGATCCAGACGCTGGTGATAACATTAGAGTTACACTTACTGGTGCAATAGGTGAAGTAGGTTGGCGTGATAGAGTTACAAGATTATCAGATGCAGAAATTAAAGAAGATGGAAAAGTCGGTATAAAAAAATAAATGGCAGATTTAACAAAAAAAGCGTATCAAAAAACAAAGTTCAGTAATGCACAACTATTAGAATTTAGTAAGTGTGCAAATGATCCTTTTTATTTTTTGAATAATTATTTCAAAATACAACACCCAACTAAAGGTAGTATGTTGTATGATGCTTATGATTTTCAAAAAGGATTATTGCATTCTTATCATGATTATAGATTTTCTATTTCTATGTTAGGTAGACAGATGGGAAAATCTACAACTGCGGCTGGATATTTACTTTGGTATGCAATGTTTATGCCAGACCAAACTATTCTAATTGCGGCACACAAATACTCAGGTGCTCAAGAAATCATGCATAGAATTAGACATGCATATGAATTATGTCCAGACCATATCAGAGCAGGTGTTACAAGTTATAACAAAGGTAGTTTAGAATTTGATAATGGTTCACGTATTATTGCACAAGCAACTACAGAAAATACAGGTCGTGGTCTTTCAATTTCTTTATTATACTGTGATGAGTTTGCATTCGTAAGACCTAATATTGCAAAAGAGTTTTGGACTTCAATATCTCCTACTCTAGCAACAGGTGGTAAAGCGATTATTACTTCAACACCAAACTTAGATGATGACCAATTTGCTCTCATATGGAGTGGTGCTAATAAAAATATAGATGAACACGGAAATGAAAAAGAGACAGGTATTAATGGCTTTAAACCTTTCAAAGCTATATGGGACGAACATCCAGATAGGGACGAACAGTGGTCAAAAGAAGAAAGAACACGTGTTGGCGAAGAAAGATTTTTGCGTGAACATGAATGTCAATTCATTGCGTTTGATGAAACACTTGTAGATAGTATCAAACTTTCTCATTTAGAAGGCAAAGAGCCTCTTATGAAAACTGGGCAAGTAAGATGGTATGAAAAAATTAATAAAAATTCTACTTACGTTGTTGGTCTTGATCCTGCTATGGGTACTGGAGGAGATTATTCAGCAATCGAAGTCTGGTCTTTGCCAGAATTAGTTCAAGTAGCAGAATGGCAAAGTAATCGTACAGATGTAAGAGGTCAAGTAAAAACAATGCATGACATTCTAACTATCTTAAATGATGAAATGAATGAATTAGGAAATCGAAGACCAGAAATATATTGGTCTGTAGAGAATAACTCTCTTGGAGAAGCCGCTCTTATCGTTATTGATGAAATGGATGAAGATAAATTCCCAGGTGAATTTTTACATGAACCAAAGAAAAAAGGTATTCAAAAAGCAATAAGAAAAGGATTTACTACATCTTATAAAACAAAGATAACTGCATGTATGAAATTAAAATCTTGGATTGAGAGTGATAAAATGGTACCACTTAGTAAGAATTTAATTAGAGAATTTAAGACATTTATTGCAAAAGGTAAGAGTTTTGAAGCAAAATCAGGTGAAACAGACGATTTAGTAAGTGCTACATTACTTTGCATCAGACAAATTCAAGTAATATCACGATTTGATGAAGAATTTATGGAGACATTAGGCGAATCACTTGATAGTGAAGACGATTTTAATGACCCTCTTCCTGTACTATTTTGATAAATACATCTATAAGGAATCAATAATATGGCTGTAAATTATTCAACTATCGCAGAAAAAATAATGAGAATTATTCAAGGGAATGGTATTCCTTTGAAAATGTTTAATTCTGATAATGGTAAAAGTGTTGCTAATCCAGAGGAAGCAAGATTTTTTTACATTGATGAACCAAACATGATGGTTTCTATTGATGAAGGAACTAATGAAGTTAAACTTCATTTTGGTGAAGGCGTTGATATCGATAAACCAAAAGCAGAAAAGTTAATGAATAGTTTAAGACAACTATCACGTGAGTACATGTTAGATTTTGACATGCGTTCATTTGGTAAACATATTGAACCTAAAAACTATGCTTATAAATTAGAAAATGATAAGGAGCAGACTATGAGTGACGTAATGAAAGAAGGCTTATCGCCTTTAGAAGGCTCATCACGTACCAGTCGCCAAACACTAGAAAATGTAAGACTAATCGTCAAACACCGTGCTCCAGTAAACGAGGAATCACGTGGATCACGTTCTCGTAATATTTCAGCAATCTTTGTTGAAAATGCTGAAGGTGAACGTTTCAAATATCCATTTAAACATTTGAACGGCGCAAGAGCAATGGCGAGACACGTATCACATGGTGGTGTACCGAGCGACATGGTGGGCGAAGCGATTGTGGAACTTTCATCAAACTTAGCAAAACTAAAAGAGTTTATGAATGTTGTTAACAAGCAATCACTAATCAACGAAAGTAATCGTTCAGTTGTACTAAATGTAAAACGTAGAATGGAATCAATCAAAGAATCTATTAAACGTATACAAGGTGCAAAAGGATATACTAACTTTGTTGAAAAATTAGCAACAACAGAAGCAAAAGAAAATGCTGAAATCACAGAAGATACAGTGAATAAGTATGTTTCAAAATTTACAAAAACAACTTTTGAAGAATCATTAAGGGACGTTCTTCCACTTATACATCGTGTAAATGAAGAAGAAATGGAAGATAATCGTGCAGACCAAATTTCACGTGTTAAACAAATTATCACTGCAAAAAATAAGAAAACTGGTGAAAAAGTAAATCGTATCCATTTTCCTAAAGACCCTAATGCAGAATACAACTTTGACAAAATCAAAAAACAATATGCTGAACCTCGTAGTCCACAAGAAGCTGAGGAACAGAAGAAACTTATGTTAGCTTTATCAATCGATGATTTAGCAGATAGAGTCGATGTTGACACTACAGATGACAACAAACGTAAAAATAAAGGTCATGATAGAGCGGCTGAATTGTCAATGTTCTTAATGGATATGGCAAATGCTATTCGTTCAGGTAAAGGTCTTACAAAAGAAAAGATTCAAATTACTGGATACTTAAGAAAATTAGCGGCACAGAATAACGAAGCAGTAGAAACTGTGGGTAAACCTGTGAATGAACAGTTCGATTCGATGCTTTCAGAAGCATTTTCTAAGTTCGAAATTCCAGCATAACATACCAAATAACCAATAAAATCAGGGATCCTTAGTGGGTCCCTTTTTTTTGTGGAAAAAATTACAAAAAATACGTATTTAACGCTTGACTTTGACTCTAAAGATAAGTATAATTGTAAGCATGTTTAAAAGTAAACTGTTTACATTTAGGCTAATACAAACAAAAACTAATACAGGCTAATATAGGAGAATATAATATGGCTACACTAGCAGAAATCCGTGCAAAACTTCTTGCACAAGATTCAAAATCGGCAGACAATGCCAACGCAAATAGAGGCACAGACGCCATCTATCCTTTCTGGAATATGGACACTGATTCAACATCAGTAATTCGTTTTCTTCCAGACTCAGATAACTCAAATACTTTTTTCTGGCGTGAGCGACAAATCATCAAGATGCCTTTTCCAGGTGTCAAAGGGGGTGACGAGTCAAAACCAGTAACAGTTCAAGTTCCATGTATCGAAATGTGGGGTGATACTTGTCCAGTACACGCAGAAATTCGTCCTTGGTTCAAAGATCCAGCAATGGAAGACATTGGACGTAAGTATTGGAAGAAACGTTCATACATCTTTCAAGGTTTTGTAGTACAAGACCCGATGAATGAAGAAACTCCAGAGAATCCAATTCGTAGATTCGTAATTGGGCCACAAATTTTCAAACTATTGAAATCGGCTCTTATGGATCCAGATATGGAAAATCTTCCAACTGACTATGATGCAGGTACAGACTTCCGTCTTACTAAAACTCAAAAAGGTCAGTATGCAGACTACTCAACTTCAAATTGGGCACGTAAAGAACGTTCTCTAAATGAAGAAGAACGTCAGGCGATTGAAACTCATGGTCTTTATGACTTAAATGATTTCATGCCAAAGCGTCCTAACGAGGAAGAGCAACGTATCATTATGGAAATGTTTGAAGCATCAGTTGATGGGCATCTTTATGACCCAGAAAAATGGGGTTCTTACTATAAACCATATGGATTGGATGTTGGTAATTCTAAGCCAGCTAATGCACAAACAACTGCACCAGCAGTTGAAGAAGCAAAGGCTCCTGTAGCAGAAAATTCAACTCCAGCTGAAACTCCGGCTCCTGCTCCAAAGGCAGAAGCAACTCCTCAACCAGCAATGGCAGAGGCGAGTGCACCAGCAAGTGGTGGTCAGGGAACTGATGCCGCTGATATCCTGAAAATGATTAGAAGTCGTAAGGCTGACTAATTATTAACAAAAAGAGGGAGGCTACGGTCTCCCTCATAATATCGAACGGAGAAGAATATGGCAAGAGCATTTGACGTAAGCAAATTCAGAAAAAGTATTACAAAAGCGGTACCAGGCGTAAGTGCTGGTTTTCGTGATCCTGATACTTGGATTTCAACAGGTAACTACTGTCTAAACAAGTTAATCAGTGGAGACTTTTATAAAGGTATTCCACTAGGAAAGGTAACAGTACTAGCAGGTGAAAGTGGTGCAGGTAAATCATATATCGCCGCAGGTAATGTTGTCAAAAACGCACAAGACCAGGGTATCTTTGTAGTTCTTATCGACAGTGAAAATGCACTAGATGAGAAATGGCTACATGCACTTAATGTAGATACAAGCGAAGATAAACTATTAAAACTAAACGTAGCAATGATTGATGATGTTGCTAAAATTATTAATGACTTTATGAAAGACTATAAGGCAGAATATGCCGATAAAGACGAAGAAGAACGTCCTAAGGTTTTATTTGTCATTGATAGTTTAGGAATGATGTTAACTCCAACAGATGTTGACCAGTTTCAAAAAGGTGATATGAAAGGTGATATGGGACGTAAACCTAAAGCACTTGCATCACTAGTACGTAACTCAGTTAATATGTTTGGTGATTATAATGTTGGTCTAGTAGCAACAAATCATACATATGCATCACAAGATATGTTTGACCCTGATGATAAGATTTCAGGTGGTC